AAACTGTTTCATGTTGGTCTTTTAGAAAGACTGATTGAAAAACAAAAAGTTCTCTATACTCGTTTGAGTTTATCAGACGATCCTGAAGCACAAAAGATGAAGCAGAACATTGTTGATTCTGCACAGATGATGGGTCTCCCACCAGGCACTGACATGAATCAGGTTTTTTCCAACATGTCAAAGATGCTAGATGTCATGAAACAACAGATTGACAAGGAGGAGTAATCCTCCTATAATAACGAAGTTCCTAAAAGCCAAATCCAACTAATCCAACAAATCCTATGTCTTTCGCAAATCTTAAAAAGCAATCCAATCTTGGTTCCCTGACCTCCAAACTGGTCAAAGAAGTTGAGAAGATGAACAATACTG